CCCATCGCCACACTAATTCCCTTAAGTACACCCCCAAGCTTTTCAAACCTGCCACCAGCATCCTCTGCACTTTTACCAGAATCCTCTAACTCTTCACCGAGATTATCCGCTTCAATTGTGGACTCTTCTAGTTCACGCTCCATTAGATTCAGTTCTGCCTGAGCCCTATTTAATTGGATCTGCCAGTTTTGGGTGCGGCGGTCATTTTCACCGAAAGAGGAGGAGGCATTGTCAAGGGCAGCCTTAAGGGTTGAAATCTTTTCTTTCTGTGCGTCAATTTCTTTATTTAAAACGGCATTTCGTGCCGTGATCGATTGAATGGATTTATCATTCTTATCAAATTGACTGGTTACAAGGGCCATTTCACTACCTAGTACCTTAAATGATTGATTGATTTCCGAGAGCGCCTTCTTAAATTCTCGCTCACCCTCGACACCTATTTTTAATCCAAAATTGTCCGCCATCCCTCCACCTCCCAGCTTTAGAGTACATGAAAAAGGAGCAATCTTTTGATTGCTCCAAAATAAAATGTTAGTTATTTTTTCATTAATTTCCTTAGGAGTAAATTCCACAAATACCAATCTACTGTTAATACAAGAACAACTGTATGAATCTATATTCCTGTTTACAGCTACTACTCTTACCCAATTTTTCTAGCTGTTACCTCAATTTGATATTTAGCTTCATCTGTTTTTTTATAGATGCCGCTTGTAGAAAAATACTCTGAACCTGATATAGCAGGTATTCTTGCTCGTTCTGATAATCCTCCATCAACAGGGGTGTATCCATATTTTGACATAATAAATTTAATCATTCGTCCAACATTCTGTCTGGCAGTTGTATTTTTGTTATCATCAGTAACAACAACAGGGAAATTAGAATTTTCATTAAACTTATTTTCTAAATCCTTTGCTATTAATGTTAATACTGGTAATTCCATTTCTGATGCAATTATCATTTTGAACACGATTGCTGGATCTACCAAATAATCCATAACCTCTTCAACCCCATTTTTTCCATTATGGACATCAAGCATCTTTGTCTTTTTCATAAATTCTTCTTTAATACCCATCATCATTCTCCTTTTAATATCAATTTAATGTTACATATGCGTTACATTAAAATATTTCTATGCAATTAATGTATCATATACGTTACATTAAAACAATATCTAATTAGAAAATAATGTACTTTATATGCCAAGTGGGATAATATCGTCAATGGTTCGAGTTTTCTTTGTTTTTTCAATCCCATGCCATTGCTTGTGGCAAGTCCATAAATCAAAAAACAGTCCAATTGGCATAAGCCAGAATTCCTCTGCTTCCATGCCCATCTGAACCGTTCCATAATAAAGAAGCCGGGTAAAGACCTCAGCGTCTGTTACCCGACTTCCACGTTTTTTGGAGTCCCCTCCTCACTTTCTACATTTCGCTTTGTACCTTTGAACATCGCCTCGGTAATTGCAGTTTTATATGCCGCTAAGTCAAGTGGTGAGGTAAGAAGCTCCACTTCTTCCTCTGTCAGCAATTCTTCTGGTGCGTTCTTATTCTTAAGGTTTCGAATCAAAATGGACTGGTTTGCAAGCAGCGTGATTAGCCAAACAATCTCATCAAGTGCCATCTCGAAGTTTTCTGATTTCATCAGTTTTTCTCCAAGGTTTTCAAGACCACCATAACGACCGGCAATGGCCTTTGTAGCTCGTGTAGTTAAAACCAGTTCATACTCTTTGTCACCTATGTTAATTGTGGCACTTCTCTCATTATCCATGATTTCTCCTCCTATGGTACAGGTGTATAAACAGGTTCATAGACCTCAGTGAACCAACCTGTTATGGTGGTCGATGAAACACCAGGATCACCTTCTGTAACTTCAGCTTTCCATGGATGTTTGCCCAATCCATCCAGCTTATTCCTGCGCATAACGGTTCCTTCAATGGTGGGTGTGGAAAAGGTAATGGAGTCAGCTTTAGTCTGTAAGTTTGTTGCTGGTAGTCCGAACTTAACGCGATACAGCCAAAAATAGCGATATGTTCCATTAGCCCTTTGCGCACGAAACCCCACTGCAACAGGTGTACCCACGTTTTCACTGGCTGAGATTAGTACCCCGTTGTCATCAGTAGAAGCGCCAGTTAAATCCGCTGCGACCGTTGGACCAATGTCGTCTATACCGAGAGTGAGAGTACCACTGTTAAAGTCTTTCACAACCTCAGCCGCACCGTCGTCAGCATACAGAATGGCTTCCACTAGTTCAACCGAAAGTTCAGCAGTGATGGCTTTTGCAAGTACAGAAGGTTGGGCATAAGTTTCCTCACCGTTAGCGTCCTCTGTTATTTTTGAATAGTACAGTCTATCCAGACCAATCGTTGCCATTTGTTATTCCTCCATTCTATAGTTTTTCGCCACATCGATGGCGTAATGGTGATATCCAGTATCATCCTCGTGACCGATATATCTTCGTTCAGTCACAGTAAAATCCGCATTTATTAAAGCAGTTGTGAGCTGCCATTTCCGCTCTAGGTAGTTATTTTTTGAGAACAGTGATATCCTCGCTTCCTGCACATCAAAGCCTGGACGATTATCCGCATGAACTTCAAAAATATCCGAAAGAGGGAGAATCACGACATACTCATCTGGTGCCAAACCTGAAAAAACCCCGGTTTCCACGGGGAGCGGTATGGCGGTCACAAGTGTATTAAGTTCCTCTAAGATATTCATATTTTGTCGATCTCCTCCTCCAGCTTGGCAACCATTGCGTTGATGCAGGGTTTCCTAGATGCATTCCTCGCAGGCTTTAGGAAGGGTTTTGCAGGCTGACCATGCTTCCCATATTCGATGATGCTGGCAAGTTTAGCATTGCTCTCACCATCAGAACGTGGCTCTGCAAAGCCAACTTTTACATTGAAGTTACCGTTTCTATCCTGCTTTGCACCAGAAAGGCCCAGTGAAGATAGCAATTCTCCAGTACTTTTGGATGGATATTTCGTGTCCTTGCCAACCACCTTACTTAGATTTCCCTTGACTTTATCTAGCACCACTTCACCGCCAACTTCCAAAACCTTAGGAAGAATCACATCGGTTTGGTCAGCTAATCGGGATACCTTTAAAAGGAATTCTTCTGGCATCTTTATATTCGCTTTTGCCATATTCATCACCTCACAGTTGGTTCTAGCTTTTCGGCTAAAACCTCGACATACATACCTCGATTTCTTACATCCTCAACACTTAAAATTTGATATCTGCCATCATCGCAGACGATAACCATTTCATTGGTCACCTTAAGTCCGAAGATTTTCCTAAACCTGAATAGGGAAGTTGCAGATGAAAATGATGCCATATTCGTCCATCGCTCACTGCCATGCCGATCTTCCTTGTAAGCAAGTACACTTGCGAGTATGTTGTCACCTTTTGTGGCGAAGCCTTCCGCATCCTTTATGGGTATCGTGCTAATGATATCGATGAAGGTGTTCATCTTCCCAAAGCTCACGCTAAACACCCCACTCTCGATCAAGTCGTAAAAGCAAGTTCACTGTGTTCCATACTTGTTGCCCCGCCTGTACACTATCAGCAAAGAAACCTGCCGTCGAGCCATCTCTACTTTCATAGAAATGACTCGACAACATGATCACTGCTTGTTCTGTTGTTGGAGGCATAGCATGTGTTTCATAATGGTTTTCAGGAACGTGCTGATAGCTCTGTGCATAGGAGACTGCAGCAGTGATAAATCCAATAAGGAGGGCATCATCCTGATCATGTGCTAAAATTAAGTTCGCTTTAACTTTAGGCAAGAGATTATCTGCCACTGCCATACCACCAACCTCCTTTACATTCCACCTTAGTCAGCCTCCATAAGCCCAGCTGCTTTTAGTTTGGCAAGCAGGGCATTGAAGTCCGTAACTAGACCAGCAACATCGGTGGCGGTGCTGTCTACCTGGTTTTCAGCAACAGGAAGCCCCGTAACCGAGGCCCCTTCTTTAATTTCTAAAATACCGCCGATGACAGTTTTTTCTCCGCCTTGTTCGGTATAATTCTTCGTGTTATAACTCATAAGGCACCTCCGTTAGGCTTTCTGTTGGAGTACCTTAACGGCCTCCGGTAAGATAAGCTTTCCATCAACTCGTTGAGTCGCAATAAATCCTACTTGACCTGTAACAGCATAGAGTTCATTTAATCGTTTGAATACTCGTCCTTGACGGTCTGCCACCCAGTAATAACTAAAATCACCGAATACCACAGTCTTTGCACCTGCTTCAATAGTAGGTACATATGATGAAGTGTACAGTGGGCGGTTAAGAATCGTATCAGGTGTTCCCGCTTGGATGGAAGGTTGCCATAGGTACTGGCCATTACCGTCTTTTAATTTACGGATAGCTTTTATAGTGGCATCATTCATTACGAATACTGCCTTATTACGATAAGGTGCTTTCAAGCTGTAGAATAAATCTAAAACCTCATCCAAAGTAATGGCAGTGGCACTTGCCGCAGTAACCCCAACTTGACCGCCGCCTGTGGCATTTAAAATCCCTGTTGGCTTTCCTGTACCGTCACCTATGAAGAAGGCTTCCTCCTCCTTGTTACCAATGCGACGGGCGAATTCTCTTGTGATGTAGCTTTCGAGATTAAACACGGAATCGTTTAGTAGCTCCTCAGAGACTTTAATCATTGTCGCTAGTTTATAGGCCCCGATGGATACTTGACCGAAGCTGTCATCACTTTCTGGGATAGCTCCTTCTTCATCTATCCAGCTTGCTGTACCTTTGCTTGCAACAACAGGAATCTTACGGTCACCAGAAGATGTAGTGATTACATTAGCCAATCTACGGAAAATATTTTCTTCCTCAAGAGCTTCTACTAGAGTACGTTCAAACTCATCTGGTACAAGGAATCCGCCTTCAGAATCAGTGCCAATCTTTAGAGCGTTTCTTACTTCATAGCTAACATTGTCACGCATCGCATTCCAGAAAGCTTTTTTGTATTCAGCACTTGCACGACCGGTCTTTTCCTCTCCAGTTCTAGTAGGTTCGTTGGTAATTGGGTTACTGGTTGCTTTCGACAGTTCCAAGTCGATAGATGCTTGGCGTTCTAAACGTTCAATTTCCTTACCAAGAGCCACCACATCGGCTTCCATTTTTTCATAGGTTGTCGTGTCCTCAGCGGATAACAGTCCATCACCGCCACGTTTTGAATCAAGGAATGCCTTTGCTGCATCCCATGCTTTAGCGCGTTTCTCACGCAATTCAAGAATTTTACTCATCGTTATTTCCTCCTTTAAATTAGTGCGAAATTAAAGAAAGCCGCTTATCCAGCGACTCAATGGGTGTACCTGTTTTCTGTTTTGGTTGTTTTGGTAGTTTGCTGATAAGCGAGTTAGTAACCGCCATCCTGCTAAAAATAAGACTATCTGTCAAATCCGGTGCTTCACTTTCCATGAACATAATCTTGTCTGCAAAACCAAGTTCAATAGCCTTATTTGCATTCATCCATGATTCTGCATCCATCAGATGGGAGAGTTTTGTTCGGGAAAGACCCGTCTTTAACTCATAGGCATTAATAATACTTTCCTTGACCTCATCTAATAGAGCCTTTGCTCGAAGCATTTCCTCACTGTCACCGATGGCAATCGTTGATGGGTTATGAATCATTAGCATGGATACAGGAGACATATATACATCTCCACCTGCCATAGCAATAACGGATGCCGCACTTGCCGCAAGCCCATCAATCTTTACAGTGACTTTTCCGGTATACTCCATAAGCATGTTATAAATCTGAGCTGCTGCGAACACATCACCACCAGGGGAATTAATCCACACCGTAATATCGCCGGTGCCTGCCAGCAATTCATCTTTAAATATCTTAGGTGTGACTTCATCACCCCACCACGTTTCTTCGGATATCACTCCATTTAAATAGAGGGTACGTTCTTCATCAGAATCACGCACCCAGTTCCAGAACTTCCTCATTTACTGACCTCCTTCAGTTTTGGCAAACGCACCTGCGTCAGCCAGTTTTGTCATATTTCCGTTAACCAGATATAAATCGCCACCTTCCTCAGCTGGTATGCGGTTCATATCCTCCAGTTCACGGATATCGTTGGCTGACATCCAGCCATTTTGTCGGCCTGTAGCGTAGCCATTCATACGACTTTGGTAATCACCACGAAGCAGTCCATCCAAATTGAACTTAATAAATAGTGAAGTTTTTTCAGAAGGCAAAATAAGCGATTGCTGGAGACTTTGCTCCCATCGCACCACCCACGGATCGAGGGTGTATTTTACAAACTCTAAAGACTGCTGCTCAATATTGGAGAAACTAGACTTCTCAAGATCACCCACCATATGGGGCGGCACTCGGAAAATCCTCGCAATCTCATTAATTTGGAATTTCCGTGTTTCAAGAAATTGTGCCTGTTCCGGTGGAATACCAATGGCTTGAAACTTCATGCCCTCTTCCAATACAGCGATTTTGTGAGCATTGCCTGTGCCTTGGTAGGCACTATTCCAACTATCCTTGACCCTCTGTATATCTTTGATTACTCCTGGGTGTTCCAGCACACCTCCGGGATTTGCACCATTGGCAAAGAATGCCGCACCGTACTCTTCAGTAGCAAGTGACATACCGATTGCATTTTTCGCCATGGCGATAGGGCTATAACCAATGAGTCCATCAAAACCTAAGCCAGGAATGTGAAGAACCTCATCTTTACGGAGTGTGATATAGCCGCCTTTTGGATTTAGGCCACTTTCGTCCGTATCACGGTAATAGGTATAGACCAGCTCACCATTTGTTGCTCGGCTAACCTCCATCTTGTTGGGGAGTAGGGGATAAAGCGCCACTGCCTGCCCACGACCGTTTCTGACCACCTGTGCATAGGCATTTCCCCAAAGTAAAAGATGACTCATCAGTGTTTCTCGAAACACGAATGAAGTCATCTCTGGATTTGGTTCATCATGAAGAAGGTAATACAGCGGGTGGAAAGGAATCTTTTCTTTACCTCCATCAGAACGATATCTATATACATGAAGTGGCAGTCCTGCAATCGCTTCAGCAAGTATCCTTACGCAGGCATACACTGCTGTTGCTTGCATTGCAGTACGCTCGTTCACTGTTTTACCAGATGACGTACCACCAAACAGGAAGGAAAATGCACTACCCACACGGTTTTGCGGTTTGTCCCTTGACCGAAACAGTCCTTTTATTAGATTCATAGGCGTCACCTCCGAATATAAACTTTGTGTTAACCATTAAGGTTTAAAAGACAATCAAACCTCTCTCGTCATACACTGAATCTCCGCTATTACCTGAGCCGCAACGGATAGCACGATCAAGTGCCATGATAGTCGCTACCGCACCATCTATCTTTTCTGTACTTTTTTCCTTATCCGGTTTCACGTTGCCTGCCGGATCAGTTTTTATAAAAATGTTGTCTATCATCCAACGAAGCACTGGATGCCCACCGTGAGCTATTCTTTCTTCTAATGTCAATTTCATTAGTTCTTTGGTTGGCGGTGACATATCTTTAAAGCCTTGACCGAATGGAACGACAGTAAAGCCTGCTCCTTCAAGGTTCTGAACCATTTGAACTGCTCCCCAACGGTCAAATGCAATTTCTCGAATGTTATACTTTTCGCCAAGTTCTTCAATAAACCGCTCAATGTAGCCGTAATGCACTACATTGCCTTCTGTGGTTAGAATATATCCCTGTTTCTCCCAAAGATCGTATTGAACATGGTCTCTTCGGACTCGAAGGTCAATGTTGTCCTCTGGCATCCAAAAATACGGAAGAACAATGTATTTATCTGTTTCATCCTCCGGTGGGAAAACTAGTACAAAGGCTGTAATATCTGTTGTAGAAGATAAGTCAAGACCTCCATAACACACCCGTCCTTCGAGACTTTCTGGTATAACTGGAAATGCACAGGCATCCCACTTTGCCATTGGCATCCATCGAACAGATTGTTTAACCCACTGATTTAGGCGCAATTGCCGGAAGCTGTTCTCCTCAGCTGGGTTCTGCTTTGCACTTTCACAAGCAGCTCTTACTTTGTCAATCCCCACTGTGATTCCCAAGCTTGGATTTGCTTTTTTCCACACTTTTGGGTCTGTCCAATCATCCTCTTCTTTAGCTCCGTAGATTACGGGGTAAAAGGTGGGATCGTATTTTCTGCCCTCAATAATATCAACCGCTTTCTGGTGTGTTTCGTAGCAGATACTCTGGGTATCCGTCCCCGCAGTGGTGATAAGAAAATATAGCGGTTGAGTTCTCGCATCCCCAGATCCTTTCGTCATAACGTCAAATAATTTCCTGTTTGGCTGAGTATGAAGTTCATCAAAAACAACACCATGTATATTGAAGCCGTGTTTAGAGTAGGCTTCAGCCGACAATACCTGATAGAAGCTGTTGGTCGGCAGGTACACCAATCGCTTAGTTGAAGCCAGCAACTTTACACGTTTATTCAGTGCCGGACACATCCGCACCATATCGGCTGCTACTTCAAATACAATTGATGCCTGCTGGCGGTCGGCAGCACAACCGTACACCTCCGCCCGTTCCTCCCCATCACCGCAAGTGAGGAGAAGTGCAATTGCTGCGGCAAGCTCGCTTTTTCCCATCTTTTTAGGTATTTCTACATAAGCAGTGTTAAACTGCCGATATCCATCTGGCTTTAAAATCCCGAATAAATCACGGATGATTTGCTCCTGCCAATCGATAAGTTCAAAAGGCTTACCTGCCCATAAACCTTTCGTATGGGAGAGTGCTTCGATAAAAGCCACAGCGTAATCAGCAGCATCCTTATCGTAATATGACCCATCAGCTATAAAGGCGGTCGGCTTATATTTCTTCAGTTTCCGCATAAACACCGCCCCTTTTATGAAAAAGGACAAAAGAAAAGAGCCTCAATCCTATAGATAGAAGCCCTTCTCCTTATCCTGTTTAATTTTATTTACTTATTTCCATCCACTTCCCCTGTCATTATGAAATGAGCATATTCCGCTTTATGGTCTATTAAATAGACTACCAATTCATAAAACCCTCGTTCATTTGCTTCATACTGGACTCGGTTCACATCAAACATATTTGTGACTCCACTTTTACGGATGGAAAGGATTTGTTCCTTAATTATCTCATTCATTGATTGCCTCCTCCGATTCAGCTGAATCGGTTGTCGCTTTGCGCAGGATATCCACATCGAAGCCCGCACTCTTATAACCTTCTAAAATGGTACTGTAATAATAACAGCTCGGTTGTCCAAGCGGTCTTCCGTCATTCATAATGTAGACCATCGCCTTGAAGGTTTTGCCGTTCAATTTCACTTTTACGGTTTCCTTGCGATAAAGGAAAGGCCATCCTTCGTAGCGGTCAAGTGCTGCCTCATCAGCCGGTGTGATTTCCCACACCAACACGGGTACACTGTCTCCCTTAAAAGGCTCAATGGTTGCCACAGCGCCCGCGTGTGCCCCTCTAAATAACAAGCGGTGATTATCGATTTGGCTTGTTCCTACCACCTTCGCTGTGGGGCATCTGTTGGACATCTGCTCCAGGTTGAGGTTGGAGCCATAGGCAAGATATAATTTACTATTCATTGTCATCCTCCTTCTTAGCTTTTGGGTTTAAGGGCAGCTCAGGCCGCCCGAAACCGCCATGCAGCTGAACCCGAAAGTGCTGCGGTTAAATGTTCTCTGCAGTTTGCAAATTCGTCGCCAATAAAACCAATTCGGTTTAGGTAGGTTCTCATGGCGAATTTCTCATTCTCAATTTGAGGTTTCTTTGTCGATGCACACTTTTGCGTTACGGCTTGGTGGTTAATGGCGAGTGCTAGAACAATGTAGCTTCTTATCCTCCCAGCATGAAGCTCGCTGTTAAACCCTCGAAGTTCAACTGTATGGTTTCCAGTAAAAAAGCTGTGAAGGTTGAGGAAATGGTAGCGGCTATTGTGATAGTGGGCGCTTCTACTCTCACTGTAACCTTCGTACCAAATGTCCTCAATTTCTCTCAAAGTTTTAGGCTTCTTGCGGTTCATTTTCTCAACCAAAATGCTGTCCATCTTTTTGCAGTAGTTCATTCTCTGCGGTGCAATTTGAAGTGCTTTGTAAAATAAGTCGTTTTTGCTTGCGATGATATTTACAAAGTTTCGAATACTTCTTGGTGTATGCTTAGCACCGTCTAGATGAATATGAATGCCGCAAGATGTATTTGTAAAGGCTCCGGCTTTGCGGAGCTTTCTCACCAGCTCTTGTAATGTTTCAATATCCTCTTGGTAGGTAAGAATGGGGCTGACTAACTCGACGCTGTATTCTCTGCCAGCGGCAACCTTCCTTCCACCTTCTTTTCTTTGGCAGTGGATGCTCCCGTCACTCATAAACTTCCAAACCCTACCGTCTGGTGCTGTTACCTTTTTCGTATCGTAATAGGTCCCGCCTTCAGCATAAGTACCTTGTAGAAATTCAGTAACAACCTTTGCTGCTCTTTCCCTTGTGATTCCTGTGAACTCGATTTCGATTCCAAATTTTGCGTTTAACATTTTTCTCGCTCCTTCTAAAGTGTGTGTGTCCTTTCGGCATGTACATATATCACTCTAAAAGGCTTTTATAGCAAGACAATTTCGCAATATAAATCTACATATTTACTGCCATATTTGGCTCGAAATGTGTATGGTTACTCTTCGATTTTCTTGCATAAATCCTCACCAAAGGTCACTCCAAGGGAACCACCGGAATCCCAACTGACGTGAATCGTTCCGATGTCATCAACACTAGTAACCGTGCCTTTAGCTCCAGGTTGAAGTTTTGTATATGGGTCGTTCATTCTAAGTAGCATGACACGGGTTCCTGGAGTGTAATAGCTTCTAAGTTGCTTTAACATTTCTGGGTGAATGATATTCATTGTTCACTCACCTCCTGCTTGGCCGCCCCGCTTTTGAAAGCAGAGCTACCTGATAGCTTGGAGAGGAGAATCTTTCGTTCCGTTTTATATTCTGGGCCGATGAAGCCAAGCCTGAGAAGGAAGCAACGGAAAGCGTACTTTTCATTCTCTACTGATTTCTCGGTGGAGTTGACGCGGGTCTGTTTTTTCGCCATTTCGCAAAGTGCTGTTATAAAATGGGTGTATGCCTTAACTTCTTCTGCTGAGCACTCACCTTGAAACCAAGGGAAGGCGACAATTTCTTCAGTTACATTGATTGGAATGGAATCCGTATCAAGTGCTGTCTTTATAAGAGCTGCTTTACTCTCTACCAATCCTTTTAAGTTCTCAAGGGCTGTGTCGGTAAAATCTGCCCGTGGCATTTGAATTATCAGATTGATAGATTCTTCAGTTTCATTCGCTTCTGTTTTCTGAGATGGTGTACCAAATTCTTCTGAAATTGGCTTTAAGTCGTGAAGTCCCAATAGATTACCAACCAGTTCAGAGTTATCTGGCCCACTGAGTACTCCGTTTTTGTCAATATTGTAGTCAGCCACCTTATATGCAAATGTAGGTGCACCGAGGTATTTAACAGGAACATTCAGTTCTTGGCTGATTGCATTAACCAGTGCTTTTCTTTTTAGTCCTGTAACATTATAGTTAATCTTCATCTTCATACCGCCTTTCTATTTTCGGTACGTACATATATCACTCTAAAAGCTGTTAATATCAAGTCATTTAGAGCATCTTTCTGTAGAAAATACTGTTTTATTAATCGGCGGTATTTTGTAAAACCACATCTGGCAAATCACAATATCTTAACTCAACACCATCTCTTAATAGAAATACGCCTTCAGAGTTTCCAACCTGCTCAATATACCTTTTCACAATGACATCACAGTACTTTTCATCCAGTTCAATGGTGTAGCAAATTCTATCTGTCTGCTCACAAGCAATCAGTGTACTTCCTGAACCACCAAAGGGATCAAGCACGATGCAGTTACTAAGACTCGAATTCATAATGGGATATGCCACAAGTGCCACTGGTTTCATGGTTGGATGGTCGCCATTTTTCTTTGGTTTCTCAAACTCCCAGATGGTGGTCTGCTGGCGGTCTGAATACCAGAGATGCTTGCCTTTCTTTTTCCATCCAAAGAGTACCGGTTCATGTTGCCACTGATAAGGGGAACGACCGAGAACAAGGGATTGCTTCTTCCAAATACAAGTGCCGGAAAGATAAAACCCTGCATCGGAGAATGCTCTTCTAAAATTGAGTCCTTCCGTATCGGCATGAAATACATAAATAGAAGCGTCCTTTGCCATCGCTGCTTCAGTATTTTGGAATGCTGCAAGCAGGAAATCATAGAACGCTTCATTACCCATATTGTCATTTTTTATTTTTCCAGCAGAACCTTCATAGTTGACGTTATATGGAGGGTCCGTAACTACCAGATTGGCAGCTTTTCCATCCATCAAGACATCAAAGGTGTCTTTCCTTGTACTATCTCCACAGACAAGTCGATGCTGTCCAAGTATCCAAACATCCCCTAAATGCGAAATAGCGGGCTTTTTCAGCTCGCTATCTACATCGAAATCATCTTCTTTTATATTATCCTTAAGGGAATCCTTAAAAAGATCATCCAATTCTCCTGGGTCAAAACCTGTTAGAGATACATCAAAGTCAGAAGCATTTAGGTCTGTGATAAGTAGCGCCAATTTATCTTTATCCCAATCACCACTTATTTTATTTAGTGCAATGTTCAGAGCCTTTTCTTTTTGCTCATCCATTTCAACTACTACACATTCTATTTCATCCATGCCCATACTCAGCAGGACTTTCAAGCGTTGGTGACCTCCGATAACTCTTCCTGTGGTTTTATTCCATATAACGGGTTCTACATACCCAAACTCCTCAAGGGAACGTTTAAGTTTCTCGTACTCTGGATCACCCGGTTTTAAATCCTTCCTTGGGTTATAGTCAGCGGGGATGAGTTGTTTTGTTTTAATCTTTTCAATCAACATACTTTTCCACCGCCTTTCTAAATTCACTGTACTTATTTACATCCTCCCATGGGAACAGACAACTATTAAAGTGACCATAAACCGCTGTATCAGAATAAATCACATTTCTTAGACGCAGCTTTTCAATGATGGCCGCAGGTCTTAAGTTGAAAGTCTCCTGAGCAGCAATAGTTAGTATTTCATCAGAAACAGTTCCAGTGCCAAGGGTATTTACAGTAAAGGCTACAGGATTTGCCTTACCAATGGCATAGGAAATACTCACTTCACATTTCTTGGCATAACCGCACCAAACGATATGTTTGGCAATATACCGAGTCATGTAAGCACCGCTTCGGTCAACTTTGGTTGGGTCTTTGCCACAAAGAGCACCACCC